GAGAGTATTTAAACACAGGAGAACGACGATGCCCACTACAGTAGTTAGGGAGGTCGATCCTCGTCCTAGTGAACGATTCAAGTCAGCCAATGGAAAGCATATCCCAAAGTCCATGACCTGGCGGGAGTATTGTTTCTATAGTGATGAAGGGTTGACTATACAGGAAATTAAATTTGCAGATGCCTATACCGAAACACCAGACGCTACAAAGGCGGCACTTGCTGCCGATGTGGATGAGGTTATTGCTAGAGGTTGGGCTAGGCACGCATTGGGGAAGCCACAGGTAAAGCGGCGGATAGAAGACAATCTGGCACTTGCTAGACGATCTAGTGTTGCTGGTGTGCGGGAGAGACAGGAGATGTTGACCTCTATCATGCGGTCTAATATCACAGATTGCCTATGCGTGAAGAATGGGAAGATCGAGATAGACCTAGAGAAAGCGAAGCGGCACGGCAGTCATAAAGGGATTGTATCCATTAAGCTGGATGATAAGACAGACAGTGAAGGTGGAAGCAGCTCTAGTCGAAGTCTACAGATGACCAATCCAATATCCGCTGTATCCGAACTGAACAAGATGCAGGACACCTACAACAGAAAGATTAACCGTAGCGGAGCCATTGTGTTGATTCCAGCGGAAGACCTTGAGGCGTTGTAGTGTCTGGCGAGTATGTAGACCGCCACATAGATATAGATCGAAGTGACATGGATGAATACCAACCCAAACAAGAGAGGTTGGTAAAGGCACAGGATACAACGAGCAGCAGGCACGGAACGGATTCCAACAAGACTACATGGAACAAAACACCGAAACAGCGGAAGGCTATCCAGCTAATGGGTAAGCCTGCTGTTCGGTTCTTCCTGATTGATGGCGGTAGTCGTAGCGGAAAGACGTTTATTATCATATACGCTATATTCGTTCGTGCATTGAAGTATCCCAACTCCAGGCACTGTATACTTAGATTGCGGTATAACCATGCGAAGACCAGTCTGTGCAGGGATACCATACCAAAGGTTATTCGGGTATGCTTCCCTAATCTGATTGATAAGATCAAGGAGAACAAGTCGGAGAGCTTCTACACGCTGCCCAATGGGTCGGAGATATGGATTGGTGGCCTAGACGATAAAGCGCGTGTAGAAAAGATTCTAGGCAACGAGTACGGAACCATCTACTACAACGAGTGCAGTCAGATTGGTTTTGATGAACAGGAAATAGCACTTACACGTTTGGCACAGAAAATAGATGGTATGAAGCTAATGGCTTTGTATGATGCAAACCCACCTAGTATTAAGCATTGGACTTATCTACAGTGGTATGAGCATAAGCATCCTGAAACAAACATAGACCACACGGAAAAGCAGAAAGCAAGCTATGCAGTACTAAAGATAAATCCGGCAGACAATACGGACAACATCGGGGAAGCGTACTTGGAGATTCTAGAGAATATGAGTCCCGCCAAGCAAAAGCGATTCCTTGAAGGTAGTTATAGTACTGGAGCCGAAGGCGCATTGTTTTCTGTCGCTGAAATACATAAGTACCGTGTATCCGTTCGTAATTGTCCAGATTACACTCATTGCTGTGTTGGGGTTGACCCAGCGGCGAAAGACAAGACGACATCGGATGAAACAGGTATTGTGGGTGGCGGTGCTACCATGGTGGACGGTGTTTGGCATTATTACATCCATCTAGACTATTCTAAGCGTGGTAAGCCCCATGTATGGGCAAATGCTACAAACAGGATGTATGACGACCTACAGGCTGATAAAGTGATTGGGGAAACCAATAATGGTGGAGACATGGTAGAATCAACCATGCGTACTGTTAACCAGGATATTTCCTATGTAGGCGTACATGCTAGTAGAGGTAAGGCTATTCGGGCAGAGCCAGTCGCAAGTTTAGCCTATAGAGGTGTCTTGCATATTGTAGGGTTTCTTCCAGACTTGGAAGACGAGATGGTTAGCTGGGAACCAGATGAATCTAAGTGGAGTCCAAATAGATTGGATGCCATGGTTTGGATGATTACATGGTTGATGAGCAAAACCAGACTTCGTAATCCCCGTGTTCGTAATCTAGGAAATAGGAAATAAAAACAGTTTGGAGAGAGACATGCCTAAGACAATATATGATACAGAATTTAAACGGAGTAGGGCGTTGAGTGCGTTTGTTCCGTTTGGAGGACAATCTACCACATCCTATAGCGGGATGAGTCCACAACAGGAGAATTTAGCATATCGGCTGAATGCCATTGTTTTCACCTGTGTTCACGAAATTGCTACATCGGCTGCCTCTGTTCCTTTTGTAGTCCAGAACAAAGAAACCAAGGAAAAAGTATCCGATAGCCAGATTGCAAATATACTGCATACACCCAACCCTATGCAGGATCGTACTACATTCTGGGAAGCGGTGTATGCGTTCTACCTATTAAAGGGTAATGTAGGTATTGAAGCTGCCCCGTACAATGGCCTAGATGTTAAAGAGTTATACTGTATTCCGTTTGACTATGTAACCATAAAGCTGAATAAAGCTGGAATGGTAAACAAATACATTGTTAAACCCACAACTAACATCAATGATGATAAGAAGTTCCGTGTTAGTTCTATTACTGGTAAAACAAAACTACTACACCTACACACCTTCAATCCACTGGATTTGTGGCGTGGCATGTCTCCACTAGAGGCAGCAGCACAGGATGTGGATGTATTTGACGATAGCGGTAAGTGGAACAAGTCACTCGTTAAGAATGCTGCTAGACCATCTGGAGTATTTGCCTATAATGATGCCGATGGTGGTATCCTAACAGAAGGCGCATACGACAGATTGAAAAAAGAAATCAATGAGGAATATGTTGGTGCTTCAAATGCAGGAACACCTATTCTATTGGAAGGTGGCCTACAGTGGCAGGCAACTAGCTTCACACCATCTGAAATGGACTTCCTAGAAAGTAGGGCAGCGTCAGCTAGAATTATTGCAAGTGTGTTCGGGTATCCAGCAATGCTACTTGGGTTGAGTGGAGACAACACATACAACAACCAGAAAGAAGCTCGTCTTGCACTGTGGACAGATACCATCATGCCGATAACATCGAAGATGGGAATACAGATGTCCACGTTCTTTGGTCGCCTTGGAATACTAGATGCATCCAAATATGAAATCGTACCAGACTATGAGAGTATTGGTGCATTACAGCCTATTAGGGATAAGATATGGGAGAAAGCAGCAGAGAAGGGTAAGGGTTTTCTAACGATCAATGAACGTAGGGAAATGGTTGGTAAAGCTACTATTTCTGGATTGGACGGAATCATTGCATATGCTGCACAGGTTCCACTTACCTTTGCATTATCTGATCCTGCTACACGTGGCCCAGTAGCTATTATTAAGGACAATACAACGCAAACCCCTAATAAAAACAAGGAATAGACCCGAACTATATAATAATTGTAGCTATTTCATAGATATATGCTATAATCTAGTTAGAAGGAGAATACGGAAGATGAGCTTGCAATTTGTAGAAACAGGATTTGAAATCAAAGCAGTAAAGGATGACGGCGCATTTACAGGATACGCTGGAGTTTTTGGAAACATAGACTCACATAGGGATATACTACAACCTGGATGCTGCACCAAGTCATTGGCAGAGTCCAAAGGAAAAATCCCGATCTTTGATAACCATTGGGGAGATCAAATAGGATGGAATGAAACAGCCGAAGAGGATACTATTGGTATTAAAGTATCAGGACAGCTTAACCTAATAGTCCAGAAAGCCAAGGAACAACACGCCTTAGCTAAACAAGCTATGGGGGTTGGTGCATCGGTTGGATTGTCTATAGGATACAGAACTATAAAGTATACCATAGATGAAGAAGCAGAAATTCGCCATCTTACTGAAATTGATTTGAAGGAGTATAGCTTTGTTGCTTTTCCTTCTAATACCAGAGCAAGTGTACTTTCTATTAAGGCAATTGCAAAAGAACTAGGTTCCTTTGATGTTAAAGGAAATCCTAAAGCTATTGAGAGAATCTGGCGTGAGGTTGGATTCTCTATCTCTGAAAGCAAACAGTTGACAACTGCCGCGATGAAGTTGTCAGGTGTTAAGCTGGATGATGAAAGTCTGCGTGATGTAGATGAGAATGAAGCGAAGGATGTACTAGAAGCAATGCAGTTGATGAATACCAGCATGGCACTTCGTACCATGAATGGTTAAGGTAAATTAAACAAAAATACATAGGAGAATAAAATGCCAGATTCAGTACTTGAGGAAATCAAGAAAGAAACTAAGAAAACTCACGAAGGTTTGCAAACCGCAGTAGCAGACTTCAAAGCACAGGCAGAGAAGATCGAAGCTATCGAGGAAAAGGTAGGACACGTTCCTGCAGATATTAAAGAAGCTCTCGGAAAGATGGATACGGCCATTGACGGGTTCGACACCAAACATGCTACGCTTATCACCCAGTATGAAGCAATGGAAGCTAAACTGAATGATATGGAAGAGGCAGCGTCCGAATCCCAGAGTCAGGAAGAGAAGGATGCGACAGACCACTCTGTAGAGTTCAAAACCTTTATGCGCTACGGTGATCGTGGCACGAAGGGTGCAGATGGAGAAAAGCTCGCTGAGCTACAGTTGAAGTCTATGTATGCTGGAAGTGATCCAGAT